AAATCACTATTTAACGTAGAAATATCTGATTGTATTTTACTTATACTATCTTCTATATTTCCAATCCCTAATTTAGTTTTTATCAGAGACACGATCGTTGACCACTTAACCTTACTGGCGGTACTCCCACCAGTAAGCATGTAATCATCATCTGATATTGTCTTTTTCTCTGTTAAATTCGATATATGTACTAAAGGTATATTGATTGCCATAACATCACTCCTTAATTCAACTTGTTTTCTCTGACGTAGCTTCTGATAGCATCAATGTGCTTTTTAAGTTCTTTATCTACTACCCAGAAATTTTCTTTTTTATTCTGTGACAATGGTTCTCCTGTGTTATCGTCAATCTCATTGTATGTGTATGATACTCTGTCTCCACCGTCAATATTTAATACCATAAAGCTACTCAACTGTTTCATTTAACATTTCCTCCTGTTCTTTAATCAAATCGTTGATTTCTTCCATATATTCTTTCTCATAGTCAATCACTTCTTCTTTTTCTGAGTTATCGAATTTTTCAAGTCGTTCAAATTCGTAATCTTTCTGAATTGCTTTGATTTCCCACGAAAATTTAAGGTTTTCAGTGCCTCGAACGACAAAGTAACTATCGGTCTTTTCTTCTACCCATATATCGCCTTGCCCCTCTTTCTGCAAGAATACTTGGTACTCAACACCTGTGTTTACTGTCTCTGAAAATATATCGTTAATGTCTATGTAACATTTTCCTGTATTATCAGTACATCCAGAACCTATATCCCCAAAATATGGGGTTGCTGTTTCATAACAATACTGCTTTCTTGTATCGTAATTTTCTGTATCTATGATTCTGTTTTTTGTTCCTGCAACAGACAAACTTCCGCCAATAGTAACTGGCTGATAAAAACTTGATTTTTCTTTTCCAAAATGAAATTTATAATTACTTACCGACCCAAGATAAAGTGATTCATCCGTCATATGCATTGTTATGTCTGTTTGTACTGTAATTGGTCCACTGCTGTTATTTTTTAATACAATCTCATCTGGGGACAAAATCGCACATGCACCAGTTCCATCCTTGTTTTCAGATAAATATATACCACCGAACACGTCTGGTGTTATACACACATATGATATTGGCTTTTCTCCCATGCCTGATATATAATGCGTTACGACTATCCCTTTCGTGTTTATGTCAACAATTTCATTGTCATTTGCATCATAAACGTGCATTTGTCCATTACCGTACGTGTTTGCTTTTCCACCAAGATTTAATGTTCCACCTCTAGCATAAGTAAAGTTGATATACAACTTACCGTCAGACCCACGATAAATACCTTGCCATGCTCCGTCGTTGGTCAGCAGATTGAATATATCTTCGTGAGTCAGTGCATCTACGTCAATGGCTACTGGAATTGTCTCAATATCCAACACCTGTGAAAATCCACCTGCGGCATACATCGTACACCTTAACGCTGTAAGATTTCTTGAGATACCGATACCACTTGAACCGCTTGCAGTAACACCGCTTGAACCACTTGCTAGCACAGAGTACAGTGCATGGGTAATGTCAGTTTCATCTGAGGATGAAGTATAAACGGTCGTGTATGTATCTCCGTCCGTTGTTTCCTCAATCTTGAATCGACACTTATAAGCTGTACGTGCTGTTGCTGTACCGTCACGGTAGTAACCAGATAATGTAATGTAGTTCGGCACAATCGTGTTGTCCGCAGACATTTTCACGATACTTGACGATGTTTCCATGAAGTACGTTCTTCCTGCACTTCCTTGCGGACCAGTTGCTCCCGTATTCCCTTTTTCTCCCTGTGGTCCTGTTGCCCCTGTCTCTCCCTTGATTCTTGCCCAAGTGTAAGAACCAACCGTTGTAGGGTCTGCTTGGTTATAGTCGGTGCAAGTTCCGATATATGTTCCAACGTCCTCTCCTGAATTAGAAGTGAACGTCTTACCGCCATCGTTACTATACTTAACATGGAAATATGGTGTTTTACCGTCCGCACCTGCCTTACCTGCCGTTCCATTCGTTCCGTCATTGACAGTCTGTGTATGTGTTCCATTTTTATCTGTAATTGTGATGGTTGTTACTGTACCGCTTTTTGAAATTGATACTGTCGGAGATACACCGTCATTTCCTTTAGCTCCCTGCGGTCCAGTCGCTCCAACTTGTCCATTAAGAACTATTCCAGATGCAGTATAATATGCGGTAATACTTTTTGTAGCATCACTTCCTTTTGCAATAATTTCATATGCATTGCCCTTTTCTAATCCTTTCATACCGATAAAAAGATGAGTAACACGAGAACTTCCCCAAGTGTCGGTCATTGCAGAACCACATTCTATTAATGTGTTTCTGGCGGTTCGGGTTAATCCGCTTGCATCCGCAGTAAACAAACATATTATTTTTCCAGATGCTACTGCACTCAATGGGCTGTCTAATGCACTTGCTGTCGTATATGTATCATAACTTTTTATACTTTCTATAGCACCACTGGATGGATTGATAACTACTAATGTATGTCCTCTAGTTGGCATAAAATCATATTTAATTCCATTTATAAGAACATATGATGCATTTTTACTAATTCCTTGAACCGTATCATAATTAGTACCAGATACAGTAATATACGTTGCATTTTTACCGTCAGTTCCGTCTTTACCTGCAACACCCTGTTCTCCTTTATCCCCTTTAGCTCCTTGAATACCCTGTTCGCCTTTAATCTTCGCCCAAGTATAAGAAGCTACTGTCGTTGGATCGTTTAGGTTGTAATCTGTGCAAGTACCAATGTAATCTCCTACCGTTTCGCCAGAATTGGAAGTAAAGGTTTTTCCACCGTCATTTGAGTATTTGATGTGAAGATAAGTGGTTTTTCCGTTAGTACCGTTAGTACCAGGGATTCCCTGTGTACCTTTTTCTCCCTGCAATCCTTGGAATCTCGCCCATGTATATTTAGATGGGTCGTTTGAGTCTGCTTCTGTGAAGTCCACGTATGTTCCAATATAGGCAGATGGGGTTTCAGTCATTTGAGAAGCTGTTGTGGGTTTTGCCACAGAACTATACTTAATGTGAAAATATGTTGTATCTCCACTAGCACCCTTAGGTCCTTGGATTCCTTGTTCTCCTTTTGGGCCTTGAATACCTTGTAGACCCTGTGGTCCTTGGTCGCCTTTTTCGCCCTTTTCTCCTTGCGGACCTTGGATTCCCTGTTCGCCCTGTGGCCCTTGAGGTCCAGTGGCACCCTTTTCCCCTTGCGGTCCAGTAGCACCAGTTTCTCCCTTTGCACCCTGTTCTCCTTTAGCTCCCATCTTACCGATGGAATATGTTGTGCTTGTGGTTTTATCAGAGTAAGTATATATGGTCCTCGTCCACAGATATTGATTTTCTGCAACGTTTGGCGGTGTTTTGCTCCATGTTCCTGTTGGTGCTACCGTTCCGCTGTTGGATGCTTGATAAGTCGTTTCAGAACTTGTGATACTTCTACCGCTTGCTCCAGTTTCTCCCTTATCTCCTTTTGCACCTGTCTCTCCAGGGATACCGCCTTTTAATTTAGCAATGTCAAATCTTTTCGTAACAGAATATGTATTTAGGTAATTTGCTGTAATATCCACCCATCCCACGTCTGTTGTTAATGCTGTCACAGTGTATGTGTGAGTTGAATTGTTCCAAGAACCTACGACACCGCTTGACTTCTGCACATTATAAGTACAGTCGTTAGATATGTCGGTATGACCGTACAAAACCTGTGCTGTCGTGCGGCACTCTGGAAACGTTGTGTACTCTCCCTTATAATCTGTCGTGATTGCTTGATAATCGTTGTCCAGATTGATAATCATTGCACGAGATTTTCTGGCTTCTTCCAGTGCCTTATTGGCTGTCTCATCGTCCGTGTACTTGTTAAGCTTCTGCCAGTCGGTTTCCACATAGCTTGCACCCTCTCCCCTTGCTACCACGCAAGTAAGGATGTCTCCGTTCTGTCCTTGATTCCACATATCCCCTGTGTCATAAGGTGGTGTAGGTTGTGTCAGAAATACACGGCATTTGCTGTTTGCTGTAGACTGTGCAAAAGATGCTGTCTGCAATGCTTTTGTAACGTCTGTATCTTGTACTAACTGCCACTTCCATGTATCTCCGTCCTTGAAAAATCTGTAGGCATAACCTTTAGATTTCCAATAAAACAAGTCTCCCTCATGCTTCTTTTTATCATCTTCTGTTGTCCAGTCAGAAGCAGGGATGTTTTTTAGAGTTGGCTCATAGTCGTAGTAGAACGTCTCGATCTGTCCGTCAATCTGGTTCTGTAGATCAGCTACACTTTTTGTAACTGTTTCTGCAAAGTCTGATACTTTACCGTCTGCATAGTTCTTAGATTCTTTCACTGCATCACTGATCGCATCGGGTGCTGATTTACCACCGATTGTGACGTTATCCCCAGAAATCTTTACAGTACCAGTCTCCATGTCTGCATAGAAGATGATATTTCCAGATTTATCTTTGACAGTTAATGCACCAGTGTTGATATAATCTGCATTAATACCCTCTGTATAAAGCAATCTTGCTACCATTTCCCCAGTGATCGTAAATCCGTAAGGATATGTCTTACCACCATCAATAGAGAATCCGATAACTTCCGATGTCAATTTAATAACATTCTTTGATTCTACTAATGTTGGTTTGTCATGCAAGTAATATATAGTCGAACCATCTAACAGTATTTCCTGCGTTGCATACATTCCATTACTGTTTTTTAATACTTCTTGCATCTTATCTAAAGCATTTTGACGGTTGTTTCTTTCCTGTTCAATTAACTGTTTTCCTTGTATAATTGCTTTCTGATTACTTGATGTGTAGTTGCTCTGATTACGCAATGGAGATTCTGCACTATTCTTTAATGTTGTATACCCAAAGAATACAAAGTTTACATCTGTTAATACAGAATAAAAACTATTTTCTCGCCAGTCCGTAACTTTAATCTTATCCATAAACTCTGCTATTGGATAAGATATATAATCCATCGAAAATCCTCTGAAAGTCACATTTTCAAATTTTTCATAGATCCATGAAATAAGTGTTTCTTCATGCCCTTTTACTAATGGGTTTTCAATAGATAATACATAGCTATCTCCACCGACTTTTACAATTTCTTCTACATCTTCTTCATTTTCGTTACCATCTTCATCGGTTGTTGTCTTAGTAACAGTCTTTGTCATTTGTACACCTGTTACCTGCACATCATTTGTATCACTTGTCAAAGAATCATAAGCTTCAATATCATGGATACTACCGTTTTCGTAGTCAAAATCATAGGTCATTATCTGCAAACGTCCTGTACGGTCAATTCTTGCGTTTCCGCAAGCAATCATAGCGATAAATCCTATAACCTGTCGGTGTGTGTAATCGCTTGAGGGCATAGTCTGTATCTGAAAATCATTATGTAAAAAGTTACTATCTCCTATTAAAATACCGCATGTATCACAACTATCTATTAATACATTTTTTGCTGTCGCAGGGAATGTCAATGATGTGCTATATGACTTATCAGCCTTATACATATCATCATGTCCGACAATCGTAACTACATTTCCATATGTTTCTGGCTGTGTGACAGTAAATGTACCGTATTCAATTTTTTCTGTTGTCTCTGATAATTCAAATGTTAGATACAGTCTGATTTTTGCTCCGAAGAAGTCATAATTGGATAAGTGATCATCGTCATTCATGATTTCTAACTGTACATTACGGCTGAGTGCAACACCTAAAGGAATGGTGTTAGCTCCTGCCGCATCGACTAAACTGTTATTGTCAATTGAAAAATCATCTTCTCCCAATGGCAGTACAGTACCATTCGCAAGCGTTACTTCCGCATTACATTTAAAATCTTGTCGTTCTGCCATTAGCTGTTTAAATTCATCACTTACATTTATCATATCGGGTTAACCCCCTGCATATTGAAAGATATACTTGATACTTTTTCGTGGTTATTTTTAAGTGTTTTTATCTTAATGTCCGATACCTGTCCGACATAAAACTTTGCTGTTCTCCACTCTCCGTAAAATACAGAAAAATAATGTAAATCAAAAGATTTACCACGTGCCACCATTTCTAATATTTCCGTAACCTTAGACATTGGCACATCCGATGCACTGTATGTAAATTGCTCTACTGTGAACATCGGGGTAAACTTTCCTTTACCAGACTGTGCCCTCGTGCTACCTTGCGTATAGGTAGTTTCAAAAGCTACGGCTGTGTCTGAATCTGGTTGCCAGACTTTTTTATTATTGATTTTTATATAATCCTGTGCCATTTTTTACTCCTTTCTACGCAAGGCTGAATGGATTTCTACCATTACTCATTTGTCTTAGTTTTGCTTCTTCGATAAATTCATCAAACAACGTCCTGCGGTTAATCTGTGCTGTGAAATGATAATCCCCACCATTGTTACCGCTGTTGTCTGATTCTAAGGACTTCGTAACAGATAATAGCTGTTCAAGTAAATTAAGTACGTCATTATTGTTACTGTTTGTGCTGTTCTGCTTTTGTGCGATCACTGCGGATGCTTTCGCAGGTATTATCTTACCTGTAGCAATCTCTGGTGTTCTGAACGGTACATTTGCCAACTGTTCAGACTGATTCATAAGGGTTTTGAGTGTATCTGGAAAAGCTTTTTCCAAACCTACTGTAATACCGGCAGGAATCATCTTACCTACCGTATCTCTCATAAGTCTTGATGGAGAATGGATTCCAAAGAAATCTTTCACACCCTCCCACGCCTTTTGTGCAAGACCTGTCATTTTATCAACCAAAATCCATGCAAAATCTCCAACACCTTTTGCAATACCTTTTACTACATTCATTCCAACGCTGCCCCAATCGACATTTTTAAATGTAGTTTTCATATCTCTTATCGCAGATGTAGCTTTTTTTGATAATTCTTTAGGAAGATTTTTAACCGCTTCTATGATGTTGGTCAATATTTTCCCTGCCGTTGTTTTAAGTCCAGACAATTTCCCAGTAATTCCATTGCCTATCCCTTTAATTCCGTTTTCTCCAAGTCCTTTGAGTTTAGACGGTAAATTCTTTATCGCATCAATCAAGCCATTGTATGTATTCTTCATAGCATCAACCGCAGTATTTTTTGCATTCATAATTCCGTTTTTAATACCTGTGATGAGGCTTTTTCCAAGTGATAGCCAATTATAAGCTGTAAATACACTGACGATTGCCTGCACAATCTTTGGCACGTTTGCGATCAATGTCGGTATTGACTGGATGAGACCTTTGAGCAAGATTGCGATAAGCTGTACTCCTGCAAGTAATATCTTAGGGGCATTATCGTTAATAACGCCTGCAATATTAATCACAATCTGTGGTACATTTTTGATGATGTCTGGCATTGCTTTTGCTATACCTTTTGCAAGATTTAACATAAGCTTTAAACCAGAATCTACTAATTTTCCTGCATTGCTTCTTAAGTTTGCAGTAAAACTCGTCAATGCTGATAATCCCTTACTAATAAACTGCTGTGTCCCATTTGTAATACCTTTTGCCAAGTTATCCATAAAAGACACACCAAGCTGTGTTAATGCCGTGATTGCTTTTCCTGCAACAGATATTGCACTAACAAATATTCCAACCCAATCAATAGATGTTAATAATGTTGCTAATTTTGTGCCAAGCTGTGACCAGTTTGTTGTAGTGAGTGCATTATCTAATGTTGTTAATATTCCTAATGCTAATCCAGATAAGCTTGTACCAATAGACTTAACATCTATCTGGTTGATCGCACCATTCAAAAATCCACCTATTGACGTTCCTATTTTTGCCCAGTTAAGAGTATTTACAGCTCCCTCTAACATTTGAAACGGAACATTTATTTTATTCGTAAACAACCGCCCTACATTATTCCAATTCACTTCATTGAATAAGCCGTTGATACCTGTTGCAATTTTTGAACCAAGATTTTTCCAATTGATTCCCTCTATCAACAGATTCAGTGTGTTGACAATTGTATTAATACCTGCACCCACAGTACGTCCCATTAAATCCCAGTCTATGTGATCAACAAGACTATTGAATGTCCGTGTAAATGCGTTCACAAAATATGTAATCTTCGGACCTACATTATCCCAATTGATGGCATCATAGATTTTTTGCAATCCTTTATTGATACCAGATGCAATGTAAGTCCCAAGTCCCTCCCAGTCCTCTTTTTTTATGAGGTTCTTAATCTTCTTAGCAATGTCCGCAATAGAAGATTCAATAGGAACTTTCTCAAACATATCTCCAATGGATGGTCCCGTGTATCCGCCACCACCTCCGCCACCTGTTGATGGCGTTGAGTTTGAACTAGGTGTATTGTCTTTTTCTTTCTGATACTGTCTGATTTCGTCCAGACCAGAAAGATATGTCTGCATCTCTTTATTTGCTTTTTTTGTTGCATTTGCGTTTTTCTTTGTAGACTTCGCTGCACTATTAGAACTCTTAGAAGTCTTTTGCAACGATGCAGCATAATCTTCTTGTACAGCTTTTGCTTTTGTAAAAGATTTCTGTCCTGTCAGTGCTGCTATGAACATACCTACATAAGTAATCGCTCTTGACAGCATATTTATAAATGCCGTTAATATAGGTGCTACTACAGACAGTATTGGTGCAAATGCTGTTGCTAAACTGTTCTGTAGCTGTGTTAATGCCGACATCATAGAAGATATCGAAGCATTAGTAGCAGACGAATATTGAGCAAGGTTATTTATACCTGTCATGATTCCACTATTTACTTTAGAAATCATACCAAAAACAGTAGAATATAAGATACTCATTCCAACCATTCGACCGATTGAAAATCTTGCATTGTTAGCACTGTTTGTAGTGCTTGTGAAGTTCTGTGCCAGTCCTGCAAGACGTTTTCCAAGTCCAGATACTACTCCACCCATTCTGCTAAAAATAGATGAAATACCGCCTGTTTTAGTCTTAGCACTGTCGGCTGACTGACTGACATTCTTGAACGATGAACCAAGCTTGCTATTTGTATTAACAAGCCCTTTTTCTTTTGCATCAGTCTGTAATATCTCTTTGTTTAAGGCATCCAAAGCCTTTTGACTAGCACTAGATGCTGTGGCGGAATATGCACCAGTCATAGGTGCTGTCTTGATCGCAGGTGTTTGTACTGCCCCACCACCGCTTTCTAACTGCCGTTTCTTAGCGATCAATGAATCATACTGCCTGCCCAACTTCTCTGCCGCACTCTCTAATGCCAAAAATGCAGGGGAAGAAGTTGCGTTCTGATTTCTTGCAAAGATTTCTTGCTGTGCTGTTGCTACCTGTTCAAATTGTGCATCAAGGCGTTGCAAAGAATCCTCAAGAATCTGATATGCTGTTGTCTTGATATTTGAATTGCTGATTTCATCCTGTAACTGCGTTGTCTGCCCTAAATCAGTATTTAAGGATTCAACACTTGTTTCTGTACCTGTGATTTCTACATTTAATTTCTGTAATGCTTTTGCACTCTCTTCACTTGCAAGACCTGTTCCACCTGTAAGCTTCGCTGTTTTAGGTAAACCACTGTCTGTAATCGCTGTTGGTGCTTCTAACTGCTTTTTCTTTGCAAGAAGTTCTTCATATTGCTGATCTAGTTTAGCCGCGGCACTCTCCATTGCTTGAAACGCAGGAGAAGATGTTGCACTCTGATTTCTGTTGAATACATCCATCTGTGCTTTTTCCAACTCTGCAAGTTTCTGTCCTGTGGTTTCTATCGCTTTATCTAACGTATCAAGTGCAGTCGTTTTAATGTCGATGTTATCAAGTTTCTTTTCTGCCTGTGTGGTCTTTTCCAGTTCCTCAGCCACGGTCTTTGCTTTTTCTTCGACAACATCCATACCTTTTGTATCTGGTGCTTTTATACCGCCACTCATGGCTTTTTCCATTGATTTCCCAATGGTTTTCACTTGATTGGATAAACGTTTTAAAAGGGATGCGATTTCTTTCACACTTGCTTTTGCTTCGGTTGTATCAATCTCTGTTTTGATATAAATACTTCCATCCGCTTTTTGTGTAGCCATTCAATCACGCCCCTTTCCCATTCAGTAAATCGTTCAAACGTTTCTGTTCTTCTAATTCCTCTTCGGAATATTTAACATCTAGGTCAATAAGCGTTTTATTTTCTTTGTAGAACTCTCTTTCCCAATCTTCCAGTTTCTTTCCTTTGGCTTTCTTCATGCGAACACTAAGAATCTGCGAAAACAAAGACTCCCCAATTTCCATGTAAGCTCCTAAAAAAGTCCACCAATGTAAATACTGCATAGCTCGTATTTCTTTTCCAAGTACACGGTTAACAGATGGGATGATAACTGGTGCATCATGTTCCCAATCCATCACATGAGGTTGCTTCTTCCCATCATCTTTGATACCCATGTCAATAAATTCGATGGCTTTTTCAATAGCTTCTTCATAGTCTTGTGGTGGCATATTTCCAAAATCAACGTATAAAATGGTAAGGCAAACAATCCACTTTTCATCGTTTTCAAACTCTGGATCATTAAAAGTCTTTAATATATCCAGAATTGCTCGAAAATCTGTACGAATATCGTACTTAATGCCATCAACTACTATGGATGTAGGAAGTTCCCAAACTTCCATTATTTGTGATATTTAGACGTTGCCCTTTTAATTTTCGCCTGTTTCTTTTTGATTCTCTGGTCTGTTACCTGCTCAATAACGTCCGCAATCTCAACGATGATATTCTCAATAAAGAAATCTCCACTTTCTGTTAATGTCAGCGGATTGCAGATAGCAAAAACAGATTTAGAAGCTTTAGAGTTGAGTAAGTAATCAATCTGTTCTTCTAATCTGTCGGATAATTCCAGAATATCTTTTTCTGTTGCATCTTCTGGTACTTCCATCTTTTCAAGATTTGCAACTACCTCTTCGTATCTTCTAATGATATTTAAATCAACAGGATTGAAAGAAAATCTTCCAATCTCTGCATCATCTTCATTGGTCAGTACCACATTTAAGGCACCAGTTTTGACTTTTCTTCTTAATTCTTCCATTGCTTAACCCCTATTTCCCTGTGCTTGATGCATTTACTGAACTTGTAGCTGCTGTAAATTTACCTGTTTCAACGTTGTAAGTACCTTTTGTACGTTCTCCAACATAATTGACGGTAAATGGAATCTGATAACCAGATGTATCCCCACCGTATGATGTAGGTGTTACATAACATTCCTGCTGATATGCTTCATAAGCTCCACTTGTAGCTTCTTTCCACATATGCACTTCTACGGCGTTTGTCTTTAAGTTGTCGTCTGTGTAACGATTATCAACAATTTCCTGCAATTTCTGTGATAATACAGAGTCAGCCTCTGCATAATAAGGGTCAGCTTCAGAAGATACTTCATATCCGTTATGCTTAAATGTTGATTCTCCGATGATATTTTTAGATGTTTCTGTGTCTGGATTCAATTCGACATTGTACTCTTCTAAGTCTTTTCCCAGACGTTCATAACCAGATGTTCCGCCACAAAGTGAACCAGAATCTAAGAAATGAGCCATATATTTACGTGCAATTTTACCTGTTGTAACTGCCATTTTGATTCTCCTTTATCTTTTCAAGGTTAGTGATCTGCTCCATAATGCAGACCAGTTAATGTGTTATCTATCTATCAAAGTCATTTTGGTATCGGGCAGAAATGTTGATTGCCCAATTCTCAGACTTGTTTTCGTTTGTGCTGTCCAAATATGCAGGTGTCTGTCTGTCAATCGTTAAAAACTTTCGATTGCCTGTCAGAATCGGATATTCTTCTAGCTTATATGTATTGTTTTTAATCGTGATTGTTTGTTTTTCTAACCATTTGCCAAGGTTGTCCAACCACTCCTTAATGTCTGCTTTCCTCTTTGGTTTTGTACCACTTGCACGACATATCACGCAAAATGGATACAGACATACCTGTGTGACGTGTCCTGTGATACTTTCTTTTTCTGATTCGATCACTGCACCGCTTACTGGGAACATTGCTTTTCCGCTTGCATCATCTAATGTAGAAAATGCAATTTCGTCTCCCTCTCTTAATTCTGGGAATTGATTTACCAGTTCCTGCAATGCTGTTGTGATCACATCAAAACCATCAATGTCGTACTTGACTGCTTTCTTTTCTTCTGCCATTAGCTTCCCCCTGCCTGCTTCTTAACATGAGTAACCCATGCTTTACCATGATTCTTCTTTGCTGTTTCAAACCATTTTGGAGTAGCTTTAGGATTGGAATAGGACAGGTCTTCTTTTGCATTGGTTTGTCCTGCAAATTCAGAAACAAGAACCTTTCTTGCCCCTTTTCTTGCCCATGGAGAACCTGTTAGTTCATCAACCATACCTTTACCGTAGTATAAGAAACGTCCCATCGGTCCAGTGCCTGCACATACCATTCCAGTACCTGCAAGAGAAGCACTTTTTGCTCTCGTTACGTTAATGAATGTACCTGTTTCATGTGGCATATAAGGAACCATATCGGTCATAATTTGACTATCTAGCCAAAACTGAGCATGCTGTATCTGGTCGTCAAATCTTTCAAGGCTGATATTCGCAATCATGTTAGATGTATTTATATTGACATTTCCTAATTTCTTTTTAGCCATGTAACCACCTACTTCGCCATAACTTCAAAATGCGGAATAATATCATAAAAAGCACTGCCAGTGATCGCAAAGACATAATCATACTTAAGTTTCATCTCTTCGTAAAAACCGTCTATATAATCATCGTCTGCAATCGGTTCTTCATTTTCCCATTCTCTAACAATAAAGAAGTCAAAACCATTAGCCTTAGAACTAAATGTAAGTGCCTGTGGTAACTTATCATTTGCCTGTTTAGACCATTCTTTAGGTGGTAGCCATAATTTACTCCCTACCATCTTTTGACCGTCTTTTAGGCTATACTGCACGTTTAATACAGCATTGTCCTGTGAGTCAGAGCCATATTTTGCAATGATGCTTGCTTTATCCATGTTAAGATTGCAATTATGCAAAACGGAGGGATACCATGTATCGCCCTGCTTACTCTCATATCTATTGAAAAGTGTAATTGTGTCGTTATACATCGTATCCCTCCGCTTATAATGCACCTGCTCTTTTAAAAACTTTAAAAATCTTTTTAGACTGTAAAGCAAACCAGTCAATCATCTCTTCGTTATTTGCCCAACAATCTGTGTTGCAGGACTGTCCATCTAAACCACTTTCGTATAAGAAAGCGTGCATAATCTCATGCCTAAGCACACTTTTTTGAACCGATTCAATGTTATCCACAGAATCAACACTTTTTTCAAGAATTGCAACGACTATTGTTTTATTTGAATAATCGCAATAACCAGACAATTCTTGTAGTTTTTCATCTTCGTTCTCGTGTCTGAATCTGATTTTATATGTAGTTCCTAAAACATTTACTTTACAATCTTTCATAAATACTCCGTTGGGTACATTCCCATATACAGCAAATTAACTCCGTTGGCATCTGTGACACCCGATAAGTAGTCTCTTATTGTGTCAGAGTATAACTGCTTTTGTGCTTCTTTATCCGCTAGACACTTATCTATCAATGTAGCCGTACCTGCGTTATTAGAAGTCACATAACTTATACTCTCGTTTCCTGCACTCTTAGATGCTACCTGCTTACTCATCACAGTTCCATCTTCTAATGTGATATAACCCTGTGATGCTTCAACTCTCGTTTCTGCCTGTTCAATCTTATATGTGATTGACAGAAGTTCGCAAACACATCTTTTAACTGCTTCTGCATCATCTTCATCTGTTGGAAAAGCAATCTTAAGCTTTTTGACATTGTCCACGCCTGTTGTGGCATTATCTATCTTCTTGCAAGAATCCCAGACCAGACGATTAAAGTCTGCTTCTGGGATTGCTTTCTCTCCAAAAAAGGTTTTGTAATATTCATAGTCAACATAATTTGCCATGAAATCACTCCTTTTTATCCGTTGGATTTAATAACACCCATGCGGATATTCTTCTGGTTAAATGCTAAAGACCAGTTTGCTTTAGCTCCTAACTCTGCATTTGTAGGAGACTCTTTTGCGATCTTGTTAGAATTAATAGAAAATCCGTTAGGATGTAATACATAACCCTGTTTTGTATACAGCTTTTCGATACCGGCAGATGTTTCTGGGTCATAGTCTGTATAATAAGGATTTTCATAGTTTGTCTTATCACAAGTCAATACTGAGCCTGTACCAAGCATATAAGTTTTGTATACTGGGTTTGTTCCTGCTGTATCAACTGTAAATCTGTCTGTTACCAGTGGGATAAATCCACCGATTGTAGGAAGATTTACTTCTCTTTCTACTGCGTTAGCAATAGTGTATTTGTTGTAGTCAACAAGTCCCATTGCTTTGTACTTTGCATAAATGTAAGAGTTTAATACAAGTAATCCCATCTTGTCAGCGGAATCTCCTAAAGCTTTCTGCTGTGCAAAGATAAGTGTTGTATCGTCAATTTTGTTTACATCTCCAACAGTACCCTCGCCAGTTAAAGATAAGTCTGTAATATGGTTTTCCATACCAGACAGACTTAAAACTGCATCAACTGTAGCCATTAAGTCACGTGTTCTTACCTGCTTATAAAAGCTTGCAACAGAGTTTGCAACATGAGTCATAGGGTCGGCACCTGTTAACTCTTTTGTAAAGTCTTTTGCTTTCCAAGCTTTCATTCTCTGAATTAACATGCAAGTCTGTTTCTTTCCTGTAATTTCAACAGGCGTATTATCTGTTTCTCCATCGTTGTTTAAAGCCTGTGAGTCCTGTTCATCAATCGGTGTATAGAATGGAATTGTTGCGATATTTCCTTTTTCTCCGATTAAATCCATGATTGTATTGTCCTGTGCTAACACACCAGATGCAATAATTGCATCGTTCCATGTTGGGTTTTCTGACATAAACTCAGAAAAAACCTCTGGGTCAAAATCAAAACCGCCAAATCTTCCTGTTCTTGGCATAAAAAAAGTCCTTTCTACCCTAAATAAGAATAGATAAGGACTTATCTTTGTCCCATCTACCTACAACTATTAAGGGATTTTAGGTTAGCGGCTCACTTCCATATTGTGAGTCGGTATTATCTATCTGTCGTTTAATAAGGTTGCATAGTAGTCTGGGTCCTCTGCCTTAAGCTTCATTCTGTCGTCTAAAGACATTTCCCTTAACTTCTGTGTTCCCTTTTTCTGCTCTCCGCTGTTGAACTTAGTTGTAAAGCTTGGGATTTTAACATCTGGTACTTTCTTTTCATCAACCAAGATGTTCTCAATTGGTTTCCCATCTTTAGTAGTAAGTTCTTTAAATACATCTTCTGCATTTTTCCCATTCTCTTCTTCTAATTTCTGAATCATCTGGGAACGGATAGAGTCTTCTGTGATTGCATTTACAAATTTTTTATCAGATAAGAAATCTTTTACTTTGTCTCTTAACTCTGTCTGTTTAGCTTCTTTTGCTCTTGCTTCTTTTTCATCTGCAAGTTCCTGCGTTAATGTTGTAATCTTAGTCTTAAGGCCGTCAACATCTTCTTTCTCTAAGTCGGCTAATTTAGACTGCACTTCGTCTAAAGATGTTTTGTATTCATCTTTTTTCTCTACCTGCTTATTGTAGTCAGCTACAGTCTTATAGTTTTCAGACATTTTCTTTTTTAAATCCGCTTTTTTATCTTCTAGGATTTCGATTCCTAATTCTTCTAAAATCTTTTCGTAATTCTGCATATATATCCTCCTACGATATTTGTATACCGCTCGTCTGCGGTAATGGATTAAGGCTTATAAACCTAAGCCAAGGTAAAAGAGAAGAGTGGACTTGAACCACTCTTGAGCCTCCAACTCTCTCTTAAAACTTGTGGAAGGAGGTTAGTTGATTGAATCACATGAGCATCAAACAATCTACTCTTTTATTGTAAGATATGGAGACTCTTTTTTTCTACTCATTTTTCTAATTTTTTTCACGAAAAAAGCACCATGCGACAACATGATGCTTCAACGTTTTTTGGAGGAGTATGAAAAAAATTACAGCTCTACCAATAAAGGGTCAGAAAATAAATGCTATTGATCGCCACTTTTTGTGGCTAATGGAAACAACAGGACTCGAACCTGTGACTGTCCACTTATGAGGTGGATGCTCTAACCAACTGAACTATGTTTCCACGGACCTCGTGAGAAGTCCTGCCGTATTATACTTTATAAAATCAATAAGAAAAAGGGTTGTAACATGAAAAATCTTCGAAACAAATCACATACTAGCAAGTAAAAAAATGATTTATTCAACAACAACTATTATTTGTTACAAGTATTATTGTAAATGCTATACTATGGATTTTTCAATACACTTTTCATAAGTTTTTTCAAAAATTTCTTTCTTACATGGATAGATTTCTCCGTTTACGCCAGTAATAAGCATATCATCTTTTGTCATGAGGAAATCTCCCTCTAGTGTCGGAATGATATAAGAATTGCTGTCATATTGTCTAATGACATAACCATTATATGTAAACTTAACAGGCAGACCGTTAACCACAGTATCAGCGTTCTCTGCTCCGATTCTCATAAACTAATCAAACGTGATCGCTTCTATCTCAACAGGTTTCTTTACGTATTTAGCCATACTTTTACTCCTTATTCTGCAATCAACCATTCATTAGATAAGATATTGTTTAGTGTGTATTCCACCATTTTTGTATCTCTAATATCTAATAAGTCTCCCTTTTCTCCGTTGTCTTTATCTCTGCACTGCATCATGATAGTTTCTTTTTCTGTATCCCAGTACCAGAAACCACCCCATGATGGAAGTTTTACTTTGTGTCCTGCTTTCATTCTTTTAAATGCTTCTGCAAACGACATGCCGACATCTTCCACTACAAGTTGTACTCTATAGCCGTCCTTGTGTACGATTCCATCTTTTCCATCTGTAATTGATGCAATCAGTTCTCCATCTTTTGTGATATTTAACTCTTTAAAATTTATACCGTCAATTATCATTCTTATTCTCCTTTACATCTCAAACTTGACATTTTCCCACTTCTTGTAAGCGTCCATGTACAGCTCGCTTTCATCTCCGTTGAATGTCATTTCATAATACATGCCATCAGATAATGTCGTGCTTAACAGTGCTTTGTGGTTCTGTAATGTTTTGGAATACCAAACAACATACACGTCATTCATTGTAATATGATTGTTGTCTGTCTTGTCCATATGTCCGTTCACATAATCAACAATCTTTGCTTTGCATACCGCTAAATATTCTCTACTTCCCATTTTGGTTCTCCTTTATTTCTCGTGCGTTGTCAGTGCGTTTATTAACTCGTCTCTGGTTTTTTTTAGACCCTCGATGTTGTTCCCTGTGATTTTGTTCTCAATCAGATTAAACATACTTTTCATGACTAAATTAACATCGTCCTGTTGGCTGTTAATTGCGTTGTAGTCACTGTTAAGCTTCTGCTTAATGTCTTTGATGTCTGTCTCTATTGACGTTATACGTTGTTCTAAATCGTCCGTAGGCTTCTTGTAATGCTTATAGGCTTTATACAATACGCCTACAGCTCCACCAATGGTTATAATCCACCCACACGCAACCATGAATTGATTAATAGTTTCCAAATTATTTACCTCGTGCGTTATTATACCTAGTCGCTGCACCTCTAGCAGATGATGATTGACTTCTGTCCCATCCTGCGGTGTTGAGTCTTTCGTTTTGTGTCTTGAGATTGTTCTGCTTGCAGTAATCTTTATAAGCTTGATTCTGTTTTTGCAATAGTGCAGCCTTTTTCTGATATTCCATATCAAGCTCATGCTTTAAGACTTCGTCCTTTGCATTATCCACAGCCGTTTTCATGCCGATTAACTGCCGTTTCGTCTTTCTGATACGTCTTTCAAGCTCTCTCTGGCGTTTTCTCTTCTCGTATTCCTTGCGGTTCTCTTCGCTGTCATAGTCCTCGAACGGATTGTTTATTCCATCCCCCGGTCCGTGTGAGTGTCGGCAGTTTGCCCCATGGATTCCCTGCACGTTTCCCATACCGCAGACCGAAAAAGGCGGAAATCTTGGGTCATTACCGCTTTTGCTGTAAAACTTGCCTTGCCACCAGAAATGATTGGTTAAATTGTCCCCACCGTTCCCAATTCTGGCTCCCAGATGGGCAGATGTTAGGATGATATCCCAATCCATCTCGTCCATACGTGCGTCTGTAATATCTGCTGCCATCTGGCTTACACCAGTACGGACCGCTCTCGCTGTAGCTGTCTCTATACTGTCTCTACGTCCACTAGGGTATGTTACGTCTGCACCCTTGTCTATAATGTCGTTAACAGCTTCTTTGACCGCTTCTGTGTAGCTCGTTGTACCGCTTGCAGTTTGGTTGTATGCCTTGTCCACTGCATCTATGTAATTATCATGGCAGGCGTTCGGCATCGTACCAGTGTAGTTATGCATCTCTCCCTTTGTCTTTTCGTAATTCCTCTGCAATAATCGTTGTAGATAAGGACTTTCCCCGAGTGGTTTTGGTTCAAGACCTGCTTTTTTATACACTGCATCATCCCATTCTATAGCCTTTATACCTGCTTCTTTCATGGTTTGTGCGATTGTATCAATGCCTATCTTTGTTGTTTGTGCAATCTCTTTCTGTACCGCCTGCAAGATATACCCTGCATCCTGCAATACATCCATCTGCCACTTGTCGATAGGCGTAAAAAGGTAATCTTCGCCACGTCCTAGCCTTATCATCATTCGTTCGATAATCACAGATACAATTTTGTTATGCAGTTCTTCCGCCTGCTTCTCTGCCTTTTCTGGCACATACCATAAGTAATCTGGCGTTAGCATTATTCTTCATCTCCTGCACCGAACAAGTCTGGTTCTTTTGGCTGCGCTTCTGCTTCTAATGCTTTTGCATCTTCTTCGCTAAATCCCTCAAATTTTGTTAAATAGTACCAGAAAGGAATCTTACCGCTTACAACATAGCTATACCAACGAGAACGGTCCTCGTCCTCATTGTATGTTATGTCTCCAAAGTCATAGTAAGTCTCATACGGTCCACTTGGTGCTAATTGGTACAGATCAGCAAAGATATTAAGTGCTGCAATCAAATCATCCATGCAGAACTGTAGCTTGTCCCTAACGTCCTTGATAAACTGTATTGTTCTCTGTTGCTCTGCTTCTACGCCTGTAGCTGTCTGAATCCCTGTCGTTTCATTAAACACAAAGTATCCGTTAGAGAATCCGCATTTATACCCAATCTGTGACAGTAGGGCATTGATTCCTGTCAATCGTGTATCTGTATTCAGTGATGGATTTACCTCTTGATAGAAGCCATCTAAACCAGTACCATTTACATTTTTAACGTATTCTGGCAATTTCAAACGCTTCTTGCTTCGTTCAACGCCTGCCTGCGTATCTTTCACAGGTGTACCACTTTCCATTAACCTATCAGAATCAATCAGCACCATACGTCTACTGTCGAATATCTCTGTTGCGTTCCTACTGTATGCAGTGTCGAGGTCTTTTAGCTCCTCTATTGCTTCGTAAAAGATAGGCAATCCTAAACTGCAATGCAGGTCTACGTTATTCGCCTGCGGTGTCCTAAGAACTGCATACAGGCGTTGTCCATTTAGGTTTGTAAGTCCTACATCCTCTAGTTCTCCCCTCCAAGGTGTCTCGTCTATGTCAATTGGCTTTCCTGTATCGTTGGCATCCTTAGAAGCATAGCAACGATTTGTAATCTGATACACGTCCTCGATGTACCTATGATATTCTAGTTTGGTGTAATACGTCCTGCCATCACTGGAAATTTCACGATGTACAAACACAATTCCTTGAATTTCTCCGTTGCTTTCGTCTGTTACTATAAAGTTCTCTGGTGTAATCAAGTCCACACTTGCACCGTTAGGCTTTAATACAACTGTACCGTATGCGCAGCCGTATTCTACATGGTGCCGTACCTGTTCCAGTTCCTTGTCTATCTGCTCCTGCAACCAATTAGCTCTTGCACTGCCATCTATCTCTATTCCTATTGCAAGTGTAGCAAGGCGTGCTGTCTCACTGCATACAGCTTTTGCAAAGTTGATAGTCTTTATATGCTCGTCCTTGTCTAACCAGTACGGACTGCCCTTATAGATGTATGCACATTTTTCTATAGCTCTCTGCATCTCTGGACTGGTAACAGTATCAATCTTAAATTCGTCTCTTGCCCTTTGCCTAAAAAGGGTACTTAATATCTCTTTCATTCTGCTTATTATACCCATCTATTCCACCGCTATCAGTTTAACGTTTCCGATTTTTGTTTCTATATCTCCTTGTATCAAATCGCCATTAATCGTAAGCCAAACCCCACCATCATGGATAGATATTTTTTCTATATTCTCGATACCTAACATTACATTTCCAATTTGTATACAAGTTACATCTTTTAGATTTATCATCATTATGCGTTCTCTCCTCTCCTCATAATCACTCTGTTGTATGCATATCTAAGTGAGTCAATAGCATGATTGTCTCTGTCTGGGTATCCGCTTATTATGTTACCGTCTTTGTCTCTGTCATACTCATACGTTGTAATTTCTTTATATGTGTATGGTGTTCTCCGTGGGTCAATCACAATCTTCCTACGTTGTAGCCACTTCATACCGTATTCAACCGACCCTGGTCCTTTAACTGCTGCCTGTGCCACAAGACCTAAGTTTCTGTAGTCCTCTACTGATTTAGGCTCTGCACTATCACAAATGATTGCATAATCGTTATAGCCTTTTTTCTTTATCCAGTCGGCTGTCTGCTCATTCGATCGCTTATTTACGCAATGCTCATCTATTAAATAGATCGTTTCCCTTGCCGCATCGTAGTATGTCCTCGTAAATGCGTACTTATCTGGATACCATCCCCAGTCGACACCTTGGTAGATGCGGTCCATCTGTGCTATTTCTTTGTCTGTAATCTCTCTTACTTCTACATACTCAAATACTGCCCCACCGTTACCGTTAGCAATGCCCATGTATTCATGCTCGTATGCCTCTGGTCTGATTTCTTTTAGGTGTTCCGCTTCGTCAATAAACGGCTGTCCTAGCCACTCTTTCGGCACGTCCAGATATGTACTTCTTGTAATGAGCCTGTTTTCCTTTGGCTCTTGCAAATACTGATTTGCCCAGTTGTTAGCACTCTTCGGTGGGTTAAAGCTCTTAAATATCCATGCTAAATCTCCACCACGTATGGCAGACTGCTCTATACTTCTTATCTCTTCGGGTCCTGCGAACTGGTCTAATTCTTCAAACCACACAATCGCTATATATCCAAAATCTGGTGCTATTGACTTGATTTTTTCTTTATCATCAGCACCACGAAAGAATATCTTTTGTCCTGTGTCTCTCATCGTAATTTCATAAGGAGAGCTTGTATATTTATAATCTTTTTCCGAGAACTCCTGCTTTGTTATTGCCCATTTGGTTTTAGCATATACAGAATCCTTTACAGTGTTATATACTTTTCTCACAACAAGGCAATGGATGTCATGGTTGTTTCTCATTAGCTCTGTAATGATATTGGGGATTGTTGAGGATTTACCAGAGCCACGTCCTCCCGGCAATACATATTCCGTATGCCCATGGTTTCGTACATCTCGAATCATCGGATGAAATACATCGGGGATTATATCAAGGTCCATGTGATATGTCTTATTCCTTAATGCCTCTTCTCTTGCTTTCTTCTCTTCCTCTTCCTTTGCCTGCACCGTTAAAGCCTTTTCTAAGTCGTTCATGGCTTTTAACTGGTCTGGGAAATCTGGGGTAAATCCAAAAGAATCTTGCAACGCACCAGTGGCGATCATTGACCGTCTCCGCTGTATGTCTGCAAGACTCATAATATCATAGCCATTTTCTTTGTCTGTTTTGGCTTGTAGTTCTGCTATATATTCTTTTACTCCATGTTTTTCAATAATGTTCTTTTTTGCGTTCTTTGCTGTTGCGGGAGAGTATCCCGCTTCGATAGCGGCTTGATAATCATTCCCACCGTTTTTAATCCAAGCATGAGCAAATGTTCTTTGCTTCTGTGTAAGTTCATTCCGCATTTATTTGCCCATTCCTTTCTCTTATGCTTGCCCATATGTCAGACAGGCATTTAATTATATCCACCTGCGAAGCAGTTCTTAGTATCTCATACCGTGTGTCTTTCCAACCTTTTCTTGTATTCTCATATGCTTTTATAGACAGGATGTACATTGTTATCATTCGTTTCTGGTCCTCTGAATAGAATTGTGTTGTGTCTAAGCTTATTACAAATCCGTTTGATACTATTGCTCTTTGTAGTTTTCTCATAATTCTATTTAGATTCATCTTCTCACATCCTTTCTAGGTTTATATATATTTAAACAGACCGTTAGACAAGCGTCACATATCTTTTAGCCCCATAGGGTGCGTGGTTGCAACGAAATTTACCACCTCTAACGATCTGTTATTATCTCTTATATTCTTTTGTGTTTGGATTCCTGCTTTTATATTTGTCGCAGGTGCATAGATATGCGTTGTCTATTCTGTCATACTTGCCTACATCACACATATAGTAGTTCTTTGTATCACTTCCTAGTAGATACATACATTCAGCACAGCATATACTTCTATCTTCCATCCTGCACCTCTTTCTTGTACTTACTGCATACACACATATGACTACACTTTATGTTTACCAGTACCACTTCTGTTTTGTTTTCTGGGATTGCTCTTCTCTTTGTCTCTGTCACGATCTCGCAATGTACGCAATCGTTACAGCAATTCTTTAGTTTGTTATTAATCAAAAAAGGCACCTCCCACTATGGTTATTATCTAAGATAATTATACCATAGTGGGAAGTGCCTTTGTTTACACTCTTTTTATTCTCGATCTGGTTCCCAAGTGGTCCCGAATTTTTTCTTATGTGCCTCGGCGTACTTGTCAAAAAATTCTTGATCAGACGAAAGGCTCAATTCATACGCTACATTTTCTCTTAAATCTGCATCCATTAATTTTAGTGCTTCGTCAAAATTTACTTCTTTCCCGTACTGGTTTTTTACATTCATCCGCGTACCTCCTTTATTATCGTTTACTTTGTTTCTATACTCTTCTCTTTCTTTTAACAAGGTATCAAGATTTGTTTTCTCGCCCCGATTAATCCGCGCCCTTGCGTTTCTGATCTGCGCTTGTTTGTGCCGGCAGTAATCACTACAAGTGTTACTTGCAACTTTGGATTGGAATTTTTTACCGCAGTATTCGCAAATTTTTTGTTTTTTGCTGTTCTTTTCCAACTTCTTCTTTGTCTGTTCTGTCTCTTTATTATAAGCACTTTTATATTCTTTTTGCAATAATAAGCCTGCTTCGTGCTGACATTTTTCCGAACAATATTTTTGACGTCCTGCAATTACAATATATTCTTTTCCGCACAGCTCGCACTTATCGACACTCCCAAGCTTCCTTTTAGCTGTCTTTCCTTGCCTGAATCTTTTTTGTGCTTCTCTTGTACGTATAACTCTACAATCTGGACAGTAAAACGCTCTAGGTCCACCGTTAAACTCTTTGCCGCACATCCTGCACACTCTGGTTCTCATTACATTAGATTTTCTTTTTTTGGCGCATTCGTCGCAATACAACTTGTCTGTACTACCATAAAAAGACTTGCCACAATCCAAGCAAGCCTTTTTTGTTCTATATTTCATTTTTAAAGCTCCTTTACAACTTCCCACCCGTCAATAGCTGCTGTCGTGTCTAGGTCTTCGATTGGTAGCCTTTTTATTAAAGGCCTTTCGAGTCTTACATCATCGTCTAATACATATCTATATTTTCTCGTATCGACTATTCTTTCCCACTTTACTCTTTCCCAAAATTCTTTTTTCATGACTTCAATCTCCTTTTCTTTCTTTGCTTATCTCCTTTAACTGTCTTTATCTTACCATATCTTTATCCCTTTGTAAAGTGATATTTATAATTCTTTTAATTTTTTTTCGTCCTCTTCATCTCTTACATATTCTAATAGCTGCCCCGGTTGCATTTCTAAGATGTTACATACAGCATTTAAAGCCTTTAGCGTTATAGCTGTATCCTCGTTTTTTATCTTGTTTAACGTGTTTTGACTAAGTAAATTAGTAGTTTTAGCCTTATATGTAGTAAATCCTTTTCTTTTCAGTGCATCATATACATCAATTTTGTATTTTAACATTTTTCATTACCTCCTATTTACTATATTATATATTATGTACCATTTTCACGTCAAGAGAAATATTATCATAAAAAGTGACATTTTCTATTGACATAACTTTTTAAAGTGATATAATAAAAGTAAGTTAAGAGAGCAAAGTAATCAGAAAAGGAGAAAAGAAGATGAAAGAATTAAGAAAAGAAATTGAAAAGTTAGTTGAAAATGAGGACTTCGTTTCTTATGAAGAGTTCATTTTCGAACTGAAAGAAGAAAAAGAAGAAGTTAAAAAGTATCTTGAATGGAGAGCAAGCGGTGGAAAGATGAACACCGAAACACTTCCAGATGGGTATGTAGAAGCTTGTAAAAAGATTTTAGGAGGGATTGAAAATGAATAAAACAATCGCAAGACACAAATTTTGGTTACATCAAACAGAGTGTATTATTTCCACAGTTTATGTGGAAGTATTACACGAATACCAAACTGTTGTAATGTATATGGATGATTTTGAAGAAATTGATTCTTATACAACTTACAGCAAGCAAGAAGCATTGAAGCTCCATGAGTCACTTGTTGAGCAGTGGAAAGATAGGCTTAATAAGAACAGACTTGTCAAGGCTGATCGTGACAGTCTTGTAATACCTGCATAACATACACCACCCACCCCGGAGGTTACGAGGGTAGAAAAGGAGAACTAGCATGATTAAAATTGTACAGTGGTTAATGAGTTGCGGTTATACCGAAAAAGAAGCCGTTAAAGAAGCAAATTCAATGATTGAACAAAATCGTTGGGATGGTGCTGAAATGTGTTCACGAGAATATGCAATAGAAATGATTTTGGAAGATTTGGGGTGTTTATATGAATAAAATATTATTATCAATCATACTTACAGCGATCATTACCGCAGGTATCACAGCAAACTACATTATCACGCATCAACAGGTAAGCGGTGCAACTGGTAACTATAACGTGCGGATTTTAGATCACAACTTTTTATACAAATAACATTGAGGACCAGAGTTTTTCTGGTCCTTTTCTGAATTTTTCTTGTGCATTAGTAATATAGTATGTATAATTCATTGCAGAAAGAGGTGTTTATTATGGCTTTAAGAGAATGTGTTGTATGTGGAAAGACTTTTGATGGGGCACCAAGTGCAAAATATTGCTCCGAAGAATGTAAAAACGCACCACGATATACAAATGAATTTAATGGAGAAAAGTGGGGAAAATTAACTATCATAGATGCTTATAGAAAAAAAGGAAGAGTTTATGCCATTTGCAAATGTGAATGTGGAAATACAAAAACTATAAGATACGATGCTTTAACATCTGGTCGAACTCAATCTTGCGGAAAGCACTACCTAGTTCCTGCCGGACTATTTTACAAACAAATGTCTTGTGGTTGCTCACATCAAAGAAGTGCCAGAGAAAACCTCAAAAAGGCTGCGGAAACATGTGAACAAGGATATATAGAAAATACATCCATTATATCAATCAAACCTAGAAAAATGTTGCGGAATAACACATCTGGAGTTCGTGGTGTTAGTTGGGACAAAAATCGGCGAAAATGGGCTGCTACAATAGTATTTAAAGGCAAAACATACCATTTAGGAAGATACAACAACATAGAAGATGCAGCCGCAGTTAGAAAAGAAGCAGAAAACGCTCTGTTTGGAGATTTTCTTAAATGGTTTCAAGAAGTGTATCCAGAACGATGGGAAAAATTCAATAAAAAGGCAAAAAAAGAAGAAACAGAGGATTAAACCCCTGCTTCTTCTTTTATATTCTTCAGATTTTCTTTTAACATCTTCACACACTCATTAAATCCGTCACGTTTACCGCATAGATACATATTGTGACCGCTGTAATCGTCCATAGATGGAATTAATGTACATAGAGTATATATGTCTTGCTTATTCATCTTTTCTCCTTTTCTAGCCGTTCACAGGTCTTTACAAGTGCATTTACTTCTTTACATTTTTCAAGATACATCTTGTCCATTTCTTTTATGTCCTGCGGTGTCAATCCTGTTTCTTTGTACTCAAGAAGTTCTTTTAATGCCTTAGTTGATACCGCTTCACTTCCTGCAAACATTTTTGATAATCGTATCTGATTTTTGATAACGTCTATTGATAACCCTGTCACTTTCTTCCCCTCCTGTTCCTGTTTAAAGCATTCCGTTTCATAAATTTTTCTTTTGATAACGACTTATAATAAGGATTTTTTCTCTTGATAACGTCCCTCTCTTCCTCGTTTTTGGCTTGGAACTCTTTGTAACCATCACATCTTGTGTGGCAATTCCAACTCCTGCCGGTTGCTTCCGTACATCCCATACAAACGCATTTCATGTAATCACTCCTTGATAACGCATTAAAACTTGATCTCGATTCCTGTTTCATTTTTAATCATGGATTGTAGGTCCTGTACACTGACAAGGCCCTTTTCATAACATTCTTTTAGTTCGTTCATTTTATCAATCCATTTTCCAAGTCTGGCACCACCAAATCCAAATTGGTCGTGTAGTGCCATCGTGCCCAATAAAAGAAATGCTGTGTAACTGCTATGTATTAGTTTATCTGCATCCCTGCGATTCTTAACCCTACGTTGTTGTGCGGGTAACTGTCTGTTGTTAAAGAAATTGCTTCCCATTATAACACCGCCTTTTCTTGTCTGATAAAATATATATCTTGCTTGTGTTTCCAACAAGTCAGCATCAATTTGAGTTCTTCCATTGCTTCTTTCTCTGTTTCATAATATGCAATAGCAACTTTCTCCTGATCGAATGCCATAACGCAATATAAACCGTATTTTTCCTGCTTCTTTATTATTTCTTTTTTAATAAACATACAATCTACATACTCAACATTTATAACCATTCGTTGACTTTGTGTAAGTACCAACATTTATAACGCTCCTTTATAATTCGATAACCCTTTGTCCTCTGTCGTACTGACTGAGTATTTTTTCCAGTGTCTCTCCTGCTTTTGCTCTTGTTGTACATTTTTTAATAGTATATAGATGATCTAGTGTTTCTCCTATAACTTCGTATCCGTCAAATACTTTTTTGACATAGATTCTAATAACCTGTTGTGTATTTATAGCCATTGTCTCACTAATTCTTATTAACATGTAAGTCCTCACTTTCTCCCCAGTCTAGCCGATTCCCACACTCACAAACTTCTGTCCATTCTGCTACATAACTTTTACATTTAGGACATCTGTATAACGCCACGTCTTTTCCTTTAAGGCTTTTGTGTCGTTCTCTTATCGGCAAACTGTGTAATATTTCTCCCATATGCTTATAATCTTCTAACGTCATTGTGATCGTATCTCTTGCTTTAGCGGACTGGCAGAAACCACTGCCCACCAGTCCTAAGAAAACACCTATGATAACAAGTAAGATTTTTAATATCATTCTTTCATCTCCACTTCTTTATAGATATTCACTATGGTATCACTGACAACATTATCTTTTGTTAATTCAACCTTATATCCTTTATCTGTAATGTTTTTCGTAAACTCTTTAAGTGGTAACACATCTTTCATTGCATCTGGATAATATATTTTTGTTGCTTTTTTTAAAACTTTTACCTGCTCCGTTCTCTTTCCAACAAGTTCGCATACATTTTGTGACTCTTTATCTGTATTTTTTTCATCAATTCTGCTTACATAATCTTTCAGTTTTTCGTCAACTATTTCAGAAAAAACCATTCCTTTTTCACAGTCATTACAAAATTCACATGAATCACAGATATTTCCGTTGCAGTAATCTTCTAACACATCTATCATCTGTTCTCTTGTCATTTTTTATTATCTCCCATCTTTCTACAACACTCATTTATCTGTTCGTCCGTAGCTTCTTCAACTTCAATCAACCCCATTATGCAAGGATTCATTTTTGTAAATATGCAGTTAAAACATCCGTGGTCGCAGCAGTAATCTTCTATCATCTGTTTTTTTATTTCTTTTTTTATCCTGCTTGTGTCAAAATTACATTTCATTGTTGCAATAACGACTCCTGTTTTTTTGTCAGCTACTTCCATTTTTACTTCATCCTTAGATTGATAATAAGTATTCGTTTCTAATGATTTAATATCCAATTTATTTGCAACAATGTTTTTTTCTACGCTGTCTAAAAAGTCGTGTGCCACCTGCTCCGCTATTGTCATTCCTTTACCTCCACTTTGATTCCATACAAAAATTCATAGTATTCTTGTAACCCCTCGTTACTTAACCATGCAAACGGCATCCTTTTTACACATTTTTTATAACATTTGCATTCTTTGCATGGTGTGGCAACAGGGTCGCAGTAAGCAACTATAGCTTTTTCCACTTCACTTCTTGTCATTTTTTTAGGTTCATATCGTTCAATAGTAATCTTCATATCAACTTCTCCAACGATACGTCCTGCTTTTTCGTCTTTTATATATGCCTTTTCTCTGTCGAAACTTACGCTTAATTGCATAGCAGGAATATTTGACTCTTTTATGCAATTATATAAGTGACTTTGAAATCTCTGTGTTATTATTTCATTTATTGTTATTGTTTCATTTTTAGTCATTCTCCCACCTCTAAATCTTTTGCAAGCTTAAATCCTGTTCTCCCAACATTTCTAAGATTTTCTTTGATAAGTGTATTGCTTGGTGTCCTATTTCTCTCATACCAGTTCCAGTCGTTATCTTCTCTCATTTTTATTTTCATTTCATATCTTTTTTTATAGTTGATTTCTTCTTTTGCCATCTCTAGGCAAGCGATCATGTAATCTATTTGTTTGATAACGTCCATGTTCTTTCCTCCTACTTGATAACATACGACTCTATATCTGTAATCTTTCCAAAAGTCGGCTTCATTCCGTTTTCTTCGATAAACTTAACGACAAGATCATTTATTGCTTCTTCACATTTTTCATATGATTCTTGGTTATCTATATCTTCTATATACCAAGCTTCTGCAACCTCTCCAATATCATCGTATACAGCATTATGTAAATCTTCTAGTATACTTGTTAGGTCTACCTGTCTTATATATGCTTCTTCTGTTTTTCCAATCCAAATAACGGTACCTGCTTTGCATCCTGTGTTTTTAGCTTCTTTGATGCATTCTTCTATTGTTTCAAAATCTTCACTGTAGTTACTGTATTTTTCTGTTGACCATGAATAACTCATTTAGTTTCTCCTTTACAAATATCTAAACCATCTAATGTAATTGACATACAAAGTGAATATTTCATTCTATAAATCACATAAAACTTAAAACAATCTGTTAATACATCAATGTGGCAAATTATAATGTCTGATTCTTCGCACTGATGAATAAGTGCAAGTTCAAGTTTGATGCGTTTTTCTAGTTCTTCGTCTGGCATAATAAGCTCCTTTATTTAACCCTACTAGTCATTTCACGATCACTTCCACAGTATGGGCATTTTGTTATTTTCTGCATATTTCAACCCCCATTTCTTTTAATCTTTTCTTGGTCATCTCTTTTAATAAATCATGGTAACATTTGTCACATAAGAAGATGGTACGCTTCTGATCTGTTCCGAAAATGATTCTTTTCATTCCTTTATCTTCTGTAAAATCTTTTTCACACTCTACACAACTGCCGTGTCTGTCTGAACCTTTTAATGTGTTGATATCAACTATTTTCATCGTTCTTTCTCCTTTACTTCATCATACTTCTGTACGGCTCAAAGAAATCTTCTTTTCTTAACTCCATTTCACATTTAAGACAAATGAATTTGCTTTGTATTTTCATATCTGAATTTATTTGTATATACTCTCTTCCAACATCTTCATTGAATAACAAGCTATTACAATATTTGCATCTTGCTACTGGCATTTTTCTTTTACCCCACATCCTTGATATTAAGTTCTGCTATCGCAGGTATAAATCTCATATATCCTGCATCTCTTATAATCTCGTTTTCTGTTAAATCCACGATTTGTTTCTTTTCTTTTTCTGATTTAACTACAAGATAATAATGTTCATTTTTTTCGCCCATACAAACATCTCCAATCTTGAAATGACTTAATGTGTATGTTTTAATACTTGGTTGTTTTGCATTAATTTTCATCTTATTCCACCTCTTTCAGTTGCTCTTCCAAACAATGTTTTAATGCACATATGATTGTATAATCTAAAGGAGTAATCCTTTGCGGACCATATTCTTTCCTATACTCATACTTAAATATCTCTGATTCTAACGCACTGCTTAGCTTAATTGGTTCCAACGGATTCTCAATATCATCAAGAAACTGTGCTTTCATCTTTTTCTTGTATTCTCTCAACTCTTTCAGTTCTTCCAACCACTCTGCAAGCTGTTCATGTTCTTTCATGCATTCAATACACCTGTCAAGTTTTTCATCTTCTGCATTTGCACGATGTAACATAGCCTGTCTATATTTCTTTGTTGCAACATCTTTTGCGTGCTTAATAGCTTCTTCTAATTTCATTCCTCTCCCTCACTTTCTACCCCCCCCCAAAGATGTATTTAATGATTCTGTCTCTTCCTATTGACTCGATCGCATCAAATACAAGTTGTTTTGATGCGAATACCACCGCTCCCTGTGGTCTGCAATCGGCCCACACATCATAATCAAGTTCTTCATTGTATTCATCATACAAAATGAAATAACTAGCTTCGAGTGTTGGGTCATTGTGTTCCTTTGCATATCGTTCAAGTTCAACTTCTACTTTTCTTTTTTCTCTGGCAAGCCACGCTGACTCTTCTGTGAAAAAGACGTTTCCTAATTCCCATCTTCCTTCATCTAAAGAATCATTCGTCCACCTGCTTTGTATAACAGCTCCATCATTACTAATACAAAAATATTCTTCTGATTGTCGTGGTTTCCTTACCTTTACACCCTGTTCCTTGTCTGGTTTTTCTCCATTCATCTTCCCAACGAGTCTGTAAAACTCTTTTTCTTCTGCTTCTGTTAGATTTTTAATTCCCATATTTAATCCTCCTTATTTGTTAAATAATCTTCTATGGCTTGATCTAAAAATCTACTACTGATAAACCAACAATCAATGTATGTTGTTTTATTTTGTTTGTTATATATCAATAGACTTTTGTTTTTAACATTTTTCAATGTTATTCTCATCATGAGTGTATCTGTATTATTGCTTAACTCATCAACTCCTAAAACCGTGTTTTGTGTAAGTTGATTTAGCTGACTTGTAATACGCTGTAAACACGTTTCTTTACAAATTACTTTGTTCCATGTTGGTTTCAAACATCTAATAGTTGTATGTGTATCGTTTCCCTCATCAACATTTGACAAAATAAAACAATCATCTAATTCTTTTATTTCTTCTCCGCTTATAATTGCTTTCGTTTCTATATTATAAATTTGCATTTCTTACTCCTTTACTGTCCATTCTCTCCCCTGCCGTTAATAGCAGGGGAAATCATGACTTATACAATAGCGAGTTATATTGTACTTATGCGTTGCGAGGATTCTTATTTAATTGTTCGTGTGGTATATAAAAATCCTGCTGTGCAACAAGCCTTTTCTGGCTTGAGTCTCTGCCTAATAGATATGAAAAATGGAAGAATCTGAAAATACAAAAAACATTATTTACAGTTACTTAGGCAGAGAATCAAACCAGAAAAGCATTTATATTTATACCCAGTACCCAGAATGTGACGTTACATGAATGAATCTTCGTCCATGTTGCTTCTTGAATCGGCTTTGTCTAATCTCTTCTTTGACTTCTTCCACCAATTCATCTTCCCAGAATCTAACAAGGTAACCAGGTACCCCATAAATTGCTCCACACTCTTGGACATGTAGCTTTTTAACTACCTTTTCTTTTATGACCTGCTTGCGGAACTCTCTGGTATATTCTCTTCGCTTCGGCTCGATGCCGTACTTTTTCCACTTGAATATACTTGATGGGTCTACTCCATATTTTTTCGCAACAGAAGTAACCTCTTTCGTTTCTTCTACCTCTTTAAGAATTTTCTTCTTAAGAGCTTTGCTTATTTTTTTATACCCCATCTTTAGCCACCTTTCTGTAGATTGCCACGTTTCTGTCTGTTAGGCTGTCGTGTCGTTTACCGCATACCTCAATACGTCCGTCCTGTACTAACTCTGTCAATCGTGGTTGTACCTGCTGCCTTGTCGGTTCTAATACTTTTTTATGCTTATACAACACCGTTGCGATCTCTCGTGCTGTCATAGCTTCGTATCCAAGCTGCTCAAGAATTAAGATATGTATTGCTTCTTTATTAATCTTTTTGTTGGATTCTCTTCTGGTTTGCTTGGTAATTGAATGGCTTCTAAGTGCTGTTTCATTACCAAAAAAACTCATTTGATACATTTTCCATCACTCCTTACTCTAATTGTTTCTGCATTAACTGCATCTCTAAGCTGTCAAAATCATAGTCTCTTTCACAGGCTAAGATACTTGCAGGATTCCTCTGTGGCTCTGGTGGTTTTTCGTAGTTCTCGTCCAGATAATCCACGTAACCAGAATTAAAGAATGTACTTCCGTCCTGTGGTTTTCTCCAACTACTGTCCTTAGATAAATCATCCAGATACCTTTTCAAAGCTCTTTCTATTTTTTCTTCTCCTATCTCATACAGAGTCTTTTTCTTTGCATCGGATACCCGCCCCTTACCACGTTTATTCGGGTACTGTTTCCAGAGCTTTTCAAAGCAATCAATGAATGTTTTTTTGTTTGACTTCTCGCAATTTTCTTTTGATTTCTCGCAATTTTTCTTTGCGTTTTTGTCTGTTTGTTCCATTTTTCGTTCCACTGGTTGTTCCATTTTTGTTCCATTTTCAACCTTGGCAGTTGCTTCTACAACTTGTCCACAATCTATGTACTTTTCGTAGTCGTTAACTGTGTATATCGTGTATTTATTTGTGCTTTTTGTGGATAAATACCCAGTGTCCTTTAGTTTCTTTAGTGCTGTTCGGACCTGCGATTCTGTTAATCCTGTCTCTGCACTGATTCTTGTTATAGAAGAAACAAATTGTCCTGCCTTGATTTCTCTACCGCAGTACCGCTTGTCCTCTAAATTGGTATGTAGTAGGCAGTGGTAAAACAATCTAAATACATTTGTGTTTTCATACCATTCCCAGTCTGCATTTATGTTTATCATTCACTGCCCTCCTACATTTATTTATCGTTGTCCTCATGAATAGTAATTTCTATCCTTGGATTTTTTGAATCTACTCTAAAGTGGTCTATAAATCCTAGTACATATCTCTGTCCGTCTCCGGGGAATGTTCCAGATTCTACTAGACTGTCTAAGACAAATTTCTTAGCAAATGCAACATTGTCTGGATCACGTCTTTTATTTTTTCATACCATGTAATCTCAACGATCACTGGGAAATTCAATTTCTTTTTGCGTAACCATAACGGTATGCTGTATTTACAGATTCTTTGATTCTTTTTCTTGCAGTCAGCACCTTTATATGCGTTAGTCCTGCATGATCGTGTATAATCGTTTAATCCGTCCAGTCTGCCTTGAATCGTATATGTTACAGCCATGACTTGCCAAACTCCTTTATAAACTCTTCTCTCGTGCCTATCTTTTCTTCAAATGCCTTTTGTGCCATCTTCTTATACATAAGGTCATATCTGGCATTTAAATGTGCGGATTGTTTACCGCCTGTGTGATGTTCGTGGCACAACGGAATCACTAAGTTATATTTATCAGCTTTCTTCCTGTTTGCTGTCCCATGTAAACAGTGGTGTATCTCTACATAAGGACTTCCACATAATTTACAATGCTCCATATCATCAACGATGATTGACTTTTTCTTTCTCAATCTTAAGTCCCCACCTTTCTTCCATTTCTTTTATCTCCTGCGGTGTTGCTGTCTCAATTCCAAGCTCTTTTGCTTCTGCAACAGTTCCTTTTATCAGTTCAGACATTTCCTTTGTGTCGTAGGTATGACTCCCACGCATTACCAGATTGATTCTGAACAACTTACCTGCCTTATTGGTAGTTGTACTGGCTGTCGGTTGTAGGTGGCAAAATTCAAGGTCGTACACTTCTATATCGTTATCCAACGGAAGTGATACAAGAGAACCGTTTATAATCTCATGCTGTCCGTACTCTGCTATGAGTTTGTTCTTTATATATACCTTGCTGTTATCCGTTACTTCTGCAATCTTCCCAACCAACACATGAAAGTATGCATTGGCATCTAAACTCCTGCCCTCACGGTACTGAACGACCTTAAGTCTACATTCCTTATCTTTCAGTCGGTCATATTCCCCTCGTATGTCTTTTTCACATACAAGGGAAATAACCTGCTTACCGCTTTCAAAATCAATGGATATATCATGGATTCTGGCTTTAGTCTCCATCTAATCAGCTCCAAATCTTTCTTACATTGGCTTTATCTTTGTTTGCTACGATATACTGATATTCTCCCTCAGTAATTTCTGAAATAGACTTATGATGATAAGATGCAAGAATCTTGTTAATATCAAATGCCATTTCATCACATAAGCTTAACAGTGTGTCCTGCTTGATTTTTGAAATCTTCATAGCTCTGATTGCATCCGCATTGTTATCGTCTGCTTGCTTGTCCGCTCTTGCTTTGCGTTCTTTCTGATTTTCGTCCGTATCAGCATCTTTTGTATCATCTAGTAAGAAGATTCCATTTAAGGCATACTTACGTGCATAAGATGATGCCGTTCCTGTTATCTGAGAATCATCCATTCCCTTTTTATTAAGTGCTTCTCTTGCAAGTGCTGATGTTTCTACCCATTCTCCAGTTTCGATGTCCCATACCTTTACAGTAGCCTTTACATACACACGATCTCCTACCGCCTGCACATCATCTGTTATGTACATTGACATTTTGTTTTCTGCTAGAAGCGGTTTAACCGCTTCTAGGATTCCCTCTGCGTTTCTGTATTTGTAATTTCCAAAAGAATTGTACAGATTCTTAGGTGCTTTTAATGTCGTTTGTATGTGCATCATTTTTTCATGTATTCCCATGTTATCTATCTCCCCTCTGGTTCATATTCTCCGTTATACGGAATTACGTTTCCCTGCTCGTCACACTCTTTCACGCTGCATACATCATCAAAACGAGCTTCTTTTAGTTCCTCTAATTCCTTTTTGAATTTTGGATTTCCTGTAAACACGTCCCACATATACTCTAGTAGCCATGTTTTATCTTCTTCATTGTTTCTCGCCTGCTTCCAGATATATTCTGTTGCATCTTCTTCTGGGATTAATGTCCCATATTCGTTTGTGTATCCTGTTACGATCATTCCTGCTCACTCCCTGCTTCTTTCAGAATCTCTTCTACGTCAAATTCTTTTGGTACTGTTTCTTCCTGCTCATTTTCTTTAAGCATTGCAAAAAGTCTAAGCACACTTGTTGTATATGCTAAATTTTCAAAAATGGTTTCAATAGCATCGTTATTCGCCATTCTTTCATTTAAGATTGTATTTGCGTTATCAAATGTTTCTTCTTTGTTGTATATCCATTCTTCATTATCTTGTCCGTAAAGTTTTACAATAAGTTTGCTATAAAACTCTGTCATGCCTGTTGCAATTTTTTTATCTGCTACCTTATTTTCCTCTTCTGTAAAACGTGGGTCTCTAGTTTCTTTCACTGCTTTAATAATTACTTTTCTTGCTGCATCTTTAAACTCTTTTTTTGTAATAATCATTGTCATATCTCCTTTTTCTTGCTATAATCGGTTTATACATTTTTTGTTAAGCACTTTAGACCTGCACGTCTGGGTGCTTTTTTCATTTCCATCCATCACGCTCTTGTGCGATTAATGCCAGTCCTGCGGCTACGCAAGTACCCATAAACCAGAATGGCATTAAATCTAATCCGCAGACTAACAGTCCACACCCCATCATGAATGCTCCCATTTTCATTTAGAACCCTCCTCTCTGCATTGCTTGGTTCTCATTTGCTAGTTTTCTTATTCTCCATTTTTCAAATCTTTCTGTATCGAAAAATATAGGAGAATTGGACTTAGGACCTTTTTGTGCAAAGTCCTGTCCTCTTTCTCTATAGGCTTCATCCAGAAACGACCTCGGGAACCCCATTTTCACAAGCTCTCCCATCTTCATAACTGGTTTCGGGTACTCCATGGTTGCTCCTTTCTTACTCTTCGGATTCTTCCTTGAATCTCTCCTGCATCTTCTGTTTTCTTTTCTTGTCTCTGTAGTTGCTAATCAGCACAATTACAATTTCTGTTGCAACAGTTCCAAAAGCTCCTACGAACAAACCAAGGTAATATGGTTGTATATACATCTACTCACTCTCCCATCTTGTCGATAAGTTCTTTTAACTCTTTAACCTCTTTATCCTGTTTTGTTAATCCAAACTTATCGCAGTTCTTATAAAGCATTTCTGCTATTTTCTTTAAAAGTTTCTTAGTTCTTCTTAACACTGCTTATTCTCATCTCCTATCAGCTCATCCACGTTAATATCTAATGCCTTTGCTACATTACACACCTTTTCAAACGATGGACTAATCTTGTCCCATTTTGAAATACTGCCTGTGGCAATTTTTGTATCTTTTTCTAACTGATTAAGTGAAATTCCTTTTTTCTTAGCAATTTCCTTTACTTTCGTGCCAATTAACATTTTTTACTCCTTTCTTCTATTTATTATTCTGAAAATATCACAAAATAATATTGACTTAGTTCTGAATATATTCTATAATCTAATTACCACAAAAAAATTAAAAAACTATTCAAGCAAACTGCCTCGCTATTATTTTGCGATTTTTTCAGAAGCTATATCTTAATTATATGCGATTTTTTCAGTTTGTCAATAGTTTTTTGCGATTTTTTCAGAATTTTGTGAAAGGAGCAAAATATGGACATGAAAGAACGCATCCGACACCTATGCAAACTCAATCATGTATCTATGAACAAAGTTGAGGGAGACTTAGGCTTTGGAAAAGGTTATCTAAGTAAACTTGGCACTTCTAAACCAAATGCTGAGAAATTAAAAAAGATAGCTGATTATTTTAACGTGTCATTAGATTTCATAATGACAGGAAAGGAGGATGAGCAGAAAGAGAAAGATAACACTGACGATCTCAAGCAAAAATACAGGGAGCTTGAAGAACTTTTAAGAAGTGACTCAATGAAACCTGTTCGTTATGATGGTAAACCTGTCAATAACGATACGATAGATTTATTACTAAAACAGATTGAGATTTCACTTGCAATGCTAAAAAAATAAACAGGAGGGTTATGTATGAGAAAAAATCAAATCAAAAATACAGTAAATGATTTGATTGAAACATACGGTACGAGAAATCCATATTTACTTGCTAGTTACCTTGACGTAACAATCCAGTATGGAGACTTAGGAGAACTGCAAGGATGCTACATGAAAATATGGGATAAGAAATTTATTTATATCAACGATAGAATCGAGGATGATAAGCTAAGAGATACTGTTGTCGCTCATGAATTGGCACATAGTATTATGCACAATGAAGATTATTATTTTTTCAGTTATGGTAAACAGTTTCAATCAAACAAAACTGAAATTGAAGCTCACACATTCGCAGCGGAGCTTTTGATACCAGATGAAACGATTATCGAACATCCGGGGTATACGCTTGATCAATTATCATCGTTAACCGGATATGCTGAAAGATTAGTCAACTTCAAAAGACTTTAATTTTTTTCTTTTTTTGTTTTATTTTTTTCTTTTTAATTAAATATAAATATTAATTATTATAATACTATATAGGTTATATATAACTATAGTCTTTAGATACTATATATTTATATAAAAGAAAATAAAAATACACTAAAAACGTTGATTTGTCAATCACTAATTTCAAAAACTTTTTGCATGGTGCTGAAAACCGCATAAAACCGTGGTTTCTTGGACTTTTAAAAAAGAAAATGCATGGTTGATTGATATTTGCCTGTCATTTGCCTGCGATTTGCCTGTGATACTACTATGCAAAAAGTCCTACAAGCCGCATAAAACCGTGGGTTCTAGCCTGCGTTTTGCCTGCTATTGTGGTTGTCACGTTGCTTGTTATACATTATAAGAGGAGGGATGTTACATGGCATTAATAACTTGTACTGAATGTGGGAAAGAGTTCTCTGAAAAAGCTTCTGCTTGTCCAAATTGTGGATGCCCAACAGAGGAAATCTTAAAAGAATTAGCTACTGTTTCTACTGCTGATAATGAAGTTCCGCAGTATGAAATTGATGAAAAAACGATTGATATTGCTATAGAAAAAGGTATTGTTAATGAGCCTAGTGATTTAATTATCACAGCAGGTAAATATACAGATAGTGGTTTTCTTTCTACACTAACACATATACTTTATGTAGCAAAAGACAGCTTCTATTTATGCCGTTTTGATAAGGCAGAAGAGAATCCAAAAGAAGATATTATTGTCAAACTGGATTATATAAATGATGCTATTAATCAGTTAACTTATGATTATGAAATGCGTAAATTTAACGGTAATTTTGGTTTTAATGCAAGCAAAATCAAAGCGGATAAAGACAGGTCTAGGGATGCTTACTATGAGATTTTGAAAAAGGTAGACAGCAAAAAAGCCGAAGATTTTTATAAGATTTTTTATCTGGATGCACCATACTGTCCTAAGTGTCACAGCTTGAATATAGGATATGAGTTTGTGCAGGACTCAGCTAAAACAAAGGGAAAATCTGAGGTCCGTAAAAAGAGTGTTGTGACTCGTGCAGGTAACAGTCTGGGACGTGCAGGTATGATCGCAGCGACTGGCGGTCTGTGGGCATTAACACCTAAAAAATCTAAATACAAAGAAAAGAAATCATCCAAGACAGATATTAACAGTAAACAAATGGCAATTTGCCAAGACTGCGGTAAATCTTGGGAAGTTAAATAACAATAAAAAAAAGACTGTACCACACACGAATGTGGTACAGTCTCCAAAAACACTGTTTTTGATTTAATGAATCTTAACCAACTATTATTGTATCATTAACAGTGCGGTCACGCAAGGGTATAAAAAAGAGCTACCGTGAAGACTAATAAGAATCGGTAACTCCTTTTTTCCATAACATCGTTGGATTATAAAATATTAAATTATAGAAAGTTCATTTATATTGTAACACATCTATGTTATTTTTCAATCTTTTTAAAAACCACTCTTGCATGGCTGTTATTTTTGTACCCATTTTTAACTAATTTATAACTAAGGAGTGATACAATGGCAACAGCTAAATTTAAAAAAGGGAAAGACGGTTACTATTCTACCAACGTGTGGGATGGTACATACAAGGATAACGGTAAAAAACGATACAAACACCTGCGGTCCAAAAAAAGCTCCAAAGATTTAGAAAGAATCGTAAAGGAGTTTGAGCAACTAAGGGACCAACGGCAGGCAATGATTGATAGTGACATACTATTTATTGATTATGCCAGACAGTGGAAAATCTTATACAAAGAATCTAACAGAGCTAACAATACCAATAAAATGTACGACAATGTAATTAACGTCCATTTTGACAACATTAAATACGTTAAGCTACAAGATATACAGCGAAGTCACTTACAATTGATTCTGAACGGTGCTAAAGGCAAATCACGGACACAACAACAAATTGTTATGACATTTAAACAGGTCCTGCACTCTGCTGTTTGTGACCGCATTTATTCCGCACAATCATTCGCAGATATTTTTGACAACTTTGAATCTATAAATTACAAAGCAAAAGAAAAACGTCCTTTGACACCAGACGAACAGAGAGCCGTTTTTAAGGCAGATTTTAATTTAATGGATAAAATATATGTCTATATCATTTACGGCTGTGGATTGCGATGTGGAGAAGCCTTAGCACTAACAGAAGCAGACTTTGACCTAGAAGCACATACAGTATCTATCGACAAATCACACGACATATCAGATAACATACCAAAGAAAAAATCAGTGAAAAACATACAGAACGGAGAAAGAATATTGCCACTGCCAGATAACGTATTCGATACAATCTCTGGTTACATAGAACAACTCAGAAAAGATGGCAGGAAATACTTATTCATAAATCGTGATTACAAGCCTATGACAAAATCTGGTTTCCGCAGGATGTGGGGAAGAATCATAAAAGCAATGCAGGTGGTCAGTGAAAGTCCTATTGAGGATTTAACAAGCCACATCTTCCGTCACAACTACTGCACAAACTTATGTTACCAGTTCCCTAAGATTAGCATAAAAATGATTGCAAGGCTTGTGGGAGATTCTGAAAAGGTCGTTCTGGAAGTATACAACCACTTAATGTTAGAAAAAGAAGATAGTATATCCGCTGTAAATGATGCATTAAATCTGGAACAAAAAGTGGAACAACCCATGGAACAAGAAATGGAACAACTAAATGAATTGGTATCTTAGATTTTTGGAACACGAATGGAACATTGGAACACGGATGGAACAAATACTTCCCTAAGCTTTAGATACTTTTGGTTACTTTTAAGGGCATGATTTTTAGATAGGTCATACCCTTAAAAACCGCATAAATACAAGAAAAGCACGGTATTAAGCCATTTGGCAACCGTGCTTTTTAAAGTGAGCGTGCGGGGATTCGAACCCCGGACAACTTGATTAAAAGTCAAGTGCTCT